TGAAACAAACAGTATCATTTATAGAGTTATTAAACTTCCAAGTTCTTCTTATTTGAGTAATGCTGGAACTTTAACTTGGACTTCTGCCTCTGCCAATAGTGGAGTTGAAGTTTGTGTAAATGCTACAACTTATAGTGATGGCGACGAGTTTGCATCAGGATATGTTCCTTCTGGTGCTTCTCAAAACTCACTTTCGCCAGTTGCTTCTGGAACATTAAGTGCTGCAAAGAAAAATATTATTGTTCAAAACATAGATTCAACAAGTTCCGAAATTTATGTTATTGTTGTGAGGACTATTACTACTACAGGTAATGCTGTTGCCAACGTTGCTGCTGCTCTTCAGTGGAGGGAGATTTACTAAATTATGAGTGAAGTTTATCTTGGTAATCCTAATTTAAAAAAAGCAAATACCGCAATTGAATTTACAGAAGAACAAATCATTGAGTTCTTAAAGTGTAAAGAAGATCCTGTTTATTTTGCAAAAAACTATATTAAGATCGTTTCTCTGGATCACGGTCTTGTCCCCTTTGAGATGTATCCATTTCAAGAGAAACTTGTAAGAAATTTCCACGAAAACAGATTTAATATTTGTAAGATGCCCCGTCAGACGGGTAAATCTACTACTTGTGTTTCATATTTGTTACATTATGCCGTATTCAACGATAATGTTAATATAGCTATTCTGGCAAACAAAGCATCTACCGCTAGAGACCTACTTGGAAGATTACAACTTGCTTATGAGAACTTACCAAAGTGGATGCAGCAGGGCATTATATCCTGGAACAAAGGTAGTTTAGAATTAGAAAATGGCTCCAAGATTTCATCTAACTCTACTTCTTCATCTGCTGTCCGAGGCGGATCCTATAATGTCATCTTTCTTGACGAGTTCGCTTTCATCCCGAATCACATTGCTGATGACTTCTTTGCCTCTGTTTATCCTACTATTTCTTCTGGACAGAGCACGAAGGTAATTATCGTATCCACGCCACGTGGTATGAATCACTTCTACCGTATGTGGCACGATGCGGAGAGAGGAAAGAACGAATACATTCCTACAGATGTTCATTGGTCAGAAGTACCTGGTAGAGATCAGGTTTGGAAAGAACAAACAATTGCCAACACTTCTGAACAGCAATTCAAAGTTGAGTTTGAATGTGAATTTTTAGGATCGGTCAATACACTGATCAATCCTTCTAAGTTGAGAAATCTTGTATATGAAGATCCAATCAAAAGAAACGCGGGATTGGATATTTATAGTGAACCGAAAGAAGAAAATAATTATTTGATCACCGTAGACGTTGCCCGTGGTCTTGGAAATGACTATTCAGCGTTTATTGTTTTTGACATTACAGAGTTTCCATATAAAGTCGTAGCGAAGTATAGAAACAATGAAATTAAACCAATGTTATTTCCAAGTGTCATACACGAAGTAGCAAAGGCATACAATGGTGCCTGGTTATTGATTGAGGTAAACGACATTGGAGACCAGGTAGCTAATATTTTACATTTTGATCTTGAATATGACAATGTTTTAATGTGTGCGATGCGTGGTCGTGCTGGTCAAATTGTTGGTTCAGGATTCAGCGGCAAAAAATCTCAATTGGGAGTCAGAATGACTGCCGCTGTTAAAAAACTTGGGTGCTCTAACTTAAAGACATTATTGGAAGACGACAAGTTACTTACAGTTGATTATGACATTATATCTGAACTTACAACATTCGCACAGAGACACAATTCATTTGAAGCAGAAGAAGGATGTAATGATGACCTAGCGATGTGTCTGGTTATTTTCTCTTGGTTAGTTGCTCAAGATTACTTCAAAGAAATGACGGATAACGATGTCCGTAAGAGAATCTATGAAGAGCAAAAAAATCAAATTGAGCAGGATATGTCTCCATTCGGTTTTATACAAACTGGTCTAGAAGATGGTGAAAGTTTTGTTGACGTTGATGGTGACAGATGGCATTTAGATGAATATGGCGATAAATCCTATATGTGGGATTATCTTTGATGGACATAGATGATCAGATAGATTTAGAGCATATATTATTTTTTGATAGAAAATGTAGAGTTTGTGGTAAAGTAAAAAATTTAATGGATGACTTTTACTTGACACGTAAAGGTAGAAAAGTCTTTTCATCGGCATACTCATATGAATGTAAAGAGTGTACTAAAACCCGAATTTTAAGTAATCGTAAGTCTAAAAAAGATATTCAATTAGATATCATATGGGAATATCCAGATTGGTGAGTGTTCACGCACTGTTTCCCCATTTAAAATAACCGTTTTAATAAATATTTCTAGAATAATTTTGGACTCGTAGGGGAATTAAAATGCCACTAAATTTAGCATCTCCTGGTATTGTAGTAAGAGAGGTTGATTTAACAGTTGGTAGAATTGATCCAACTTCTGATGCTGTTGGAGCAATTGTAGCACCTTTCGCAAAAGGTCCTGTAGATGTTCCTGTTTTAGTAGAGAATGAGTCTGACTTACTTCAAAATTTTGGAGAGCCATACTCAACAGATAAGCACTATGAGCACTGGATGGTTGCTTCATCTTATCTTGCTTATGGTGGATCTTTAAGAGTTGTAAGATCTGATGATACAGATTTAAAAAATGGTTTTGCTGGAGCAGCATCAAGCATCAAAATCAAGAGCTTAGATGATTACAACAATCTTGGTTATGATGAGAATATAATCACTGACGTAACAGTCGCAGCAAGAAATCCAGGTTCTTGGTCAAATGGAGTTAAAGTTGCTCTGATTGACGCAAAAGCAGACCAAATTCTTGTTGGGGTTTCAACCAACGCAACAACTTTAAAAAACATTGCCGTTGGATACGGAGTAACTCAAGCAATTTCCTCAACTCTACCAGGAGCAGGAACTACCAGTACTCTTGATGGATACCTGAAAGGTGTTATCACTCAAATTAGTGGAACCAATGCTTATGTAAAGGTTCTTTCTCATGTATCTGCTGCTGGAACAGAGACCGCAGTAGATTATCAACCATCAGGTGTTTACGCATTCTCTTCTTCTGGAACGGTTGCGATTCACACCGCTGGTCAATCAGTTGCTGCTGGATCAACTTCTTATACAGCACAACAAGACTGGTTTGATCAACAGACTATTTCACTTTCCAATAATACAACGATTACTTGGAACAATATTGCTGACAGACCATCAACATCAGCGTTCGCAGCAGCAAGAAATTCAAGATTTGATGAAATTCACGTTGTTGTAATTGATGACAAGGGTATAGTCAGTGGAAATGCTGGAACAATTCTTGAGAAGCATCTGAATCTTTCCAAAGCAAAAGATGCCGAGTTCTCTGTTGGATCACCATCCAACTGGAGAAAGTATCTTGCTTCAAACTCACAATACATTTTTGGTGGATCACAACCTGCTGGTATTGTTACCACTGGATTTAGTTCTGGGTTTACTCTTGCTACAGATACTGGATGGGATCAAGAAACAGATTCTATCATCTTCGGTGCTACTGGAGCAAATACACTGACACTTGCTGGTGGTAAGAACTACAATGGTGGTACAGATATTACTGCTAGCGGATCACTGACTTCTACGATTGGCAATCTATCAACTGGATATGATCTCTTCGCTAATAGTGAAGAGTATGAGGTAGATTTCTTCCTTATGGGATCTGCTAACTATGCCAAAGAAAGTGCTCAATCTCTTGCTAATAAACTAATTTCAGTTGCTGAAGAGAGAAAGGATGCTGTCGCATTCATTTCACCATACAGACTAGCATTCCTAAACGATTCAACCGTAGGAAGTGTAACTGTAAACTCTGCCGCTGATATCACAAATAATGTAATCAGTTTCTACGCACCAATTACATCATCTTCGTACTCGGTATTTGATAGTGGATACAAGTATATGTACGATAAGTTTGCTGATACCTTTAGATACGTTCCTCTAAACGGTGACATTGCTGGTGTTTGTGCCAGAACTGACATCAATAACTTCCCTTGGTTCTCACCAGCGGGGACAACTAGAGGTGCAATTCTAAATGCCGTTAAACTTGCTTATAACCCAAGCAAAATTCAAAGAGATAGACTCTATTCCAATAGAATCAACTCGGTAATCTTTACTCCTGGTTCTGGAATTGTTCTCTTTGGAGATAAGACTGGTCTTGCTAAGTCTTCCGCATTTGATAGAATCAACGTTCGCAGATTGTTCATCTATCTGGAGAATGCTATTTCTGCCGCTGCGAAAGATCAACTGTTTGAATTCAACGATGAAACCACAAGGTCAAACTTTGTGAACATCGTTGATCCATTCCTCCGTGATGTTCAAGCAAAGAGAGGTATTCAAGACTTCAGAGTCATCTGCGATGAAACAAACAATACAGCAGCAATTATAGATAATAATGAGTTTGTTGCTGATATCTTTATCAAACCAGCTAGATCTATTAACTTCATTGGACTCACTTTCGTTGCTACGAGATCTGGTGTCTCAT